AACGAGTGTGACTGGCGCAGCTTCAGGTGCAGGAACCCCTGTCTTCTGGAACGACTATACTATCTCCACACCTATCCAGAACGTCACAGATGCTCGTCGCACTATGCAACTTACCTCTGGCGGCTATAAGCCAAACACTATGGTTGTTGGTAAGGAAGTCCGTGACATTCTGATCAATCACCCAGACATTCTGGCTCGCCTTAACGGTGGCTCTACTGTCAGCAACCCTGCTCTGATCACAGATGCTAAGTTGGCTGAGATCTTTGAAGTAGAGAACCTCTACATCATGGAAGCAGTTAAGAACACTGCTGTAGAGGGTGCTGCTGAGTCTACTGCCTTTATTGGTGGTAAACATGCTATGTTGTGTCACACACCATCAAATGCAGGTCTTATGACCCCTGCTGCTGGTATGACCTTTGCATGGAACTCAATTCCTGGAGCAAACAATCTGGGTATTACTGTTGAGTCCTTCTCTGATGATGCACTCAAGCGTCAACAGGTTGCAGAGCACATTCAAGTTAAAATGTCCTACGACATGAAAGTAGTTGGCCCAGATTTGGGTTACTTCTTCAACGGTATCGTTCAATAATAGTTGAACTGGTGGGATGCTTTAGGGTGTCCCACCCACACAGGAGACCCCGACATGATTAGACAAGAAGACTTCCCATTCCAAGTAGATCGCCCCACATTTGTAAGGGTGCCCTTTACCGCTAACGGTAGACAATGGGCTGCTGGTGATCACTTCCCTTGGAAAGAGCTTAGCATAGACGATAACAAAGTCCGCATCCTATACAATCAAAGAACCCTCTTTCATAACTCAGCTAAAGAAGTTGGTATGCGGGTTGGAGACGGTCTTGAAGCTTTAGACATAGATGGACTTAATGCCCTCGTTGACAGTATTAATGAAAAGGTGAAAGCCGCTGTACCAACAACAAGAGAGTATGACAAAAAGCGTTGTAAGAAGTCTAGGGTACTAGATAAGCAACGAGGTATGATCCGTAGTTGGAGGCGTAACTACGGCGAGTTGGAGAACGGTTAATGGCTTGGACGTATGATCCTACTACCCTTGGCACAACTACTGCCGCTGGCAGATTGAACAGTGTTAGGTTGTTGTCTGGTGATACAGACACTTTTGATAAACAGCTAGAGAACGAGGAGATTGAATTTAGTCTCACTCAGACTGGCAACAATGTTTATTACTCTGCCGCTTGGGTAGCTAGGGCCATATCTTCTAAGTACTCACGACTGGTTGACACAGAACTCGATGGTGTTTTAACCTCTAAGTACTCTACTTTGGCAAAGCAGTACATGACCTTAGCAGACACCCTTGAGTATCAGGGTAAGACTGCTGGTGCTGTCATAGGTATCAAAGCCGGTGGTATTAGTGCAACTGCTGTTAAAGCTGTTCGTGAGAATACTGATAGAATAGAGCCCAGCTTTAGAAGAGATAGGTTTAAAAATCCTGCAAGTTATAACGAATCCGACTCTTACGACTACAACAGTTAGGGCTAAGTAATGTTTAGGTCTGGTGACTTATATAGACTTGTAAGCGAACACGGACAGTCTTTGACTCTGCGTAAGGTTACTACAGATGGGGCTTATGATCCTGCTACTGGTAGTAGGTCAGGGGAGGCTACAACAGACTATTCTATACTAGGTTACTTCTACAACTATGCACTAGGGATAGCTGGAAACACTGATGAAATCATAAGAGGGTCTCGTAAGCTTCTTATCTCTGCTCAAGGGTTAGCTATAACCCCTGATGATGAAGACCTCGTTATAGGTAACGGCGACACTGTAAAGGTACTTTCTGTGACTACTATCTTCTCTGCTGGTATTCCTATCTGTCATCTGTGTACTGTGCAGGAGTAATCATGGCTAAAACTAAACTTACAGGTACTTTTGAAGAGGTCATATCAGACTTAGATACTATAGCAGAAGATGCTGTCAGAGAGATGTTAGTGCAGTCTATAGAGTTCTTAGTGTTAGAGTCTCCTGTAGATACAGGTGCCTACATTGAGTCTCATACGTTAAGTAACACTGCTGGTGCTCCAAGAAGTAGGTCAGCTAGAGGTCGTAAAGGAAAGTCTGGGAAGCCTTCGGTAGCTAGAGAACAACTTATGTCTGACCTTGGTAAGTTAGACTTAACTAAAGACGTCTTTAACATTAGAAACAACTCTCCTCATGCCAGTATAGTTGAGAACAACCCAAGAGGGAACATCCCTAGAGCTGGTGGTCAAGGTGCGTCTCACGTATACACAAGACTAGCTAACCTCCTTGGTGGCGCAACAGTAGATACAGGGGCTGAGTAATGGCTAGTATACATAAAACCATCAGAGCTGCACTAGAAAGCCGACTAGCCACCCTAGCCACTGCTAATTCTTTTTCTGTAGCTTACGAGAATGTTTCCTTCAACCCTATCACCGGCACCTCTTTTGTTCAGTGTGAGTTTATTCCCACGCAGCGTGTAAGAGCAGCAAGAGGTCCAAACGCTCAGATACTTTATAGGGGCATCTTCCATATAAACGTACATGCACCAGAGAATGCTGGACCCGCCGCAGCAGAAACCCTAGCTGAACTAATAATTGACAATTTTGAGTCAAACACTGACGTCTCTTACACAAGTGGCGGAACAACAACCATCGTGTCTATAGATTACACTGAAAGGGCTCAGGGCCTATTAGACACACCTTGGTACTATATACCGATTACAATCGGCTGGTACATTTATAATTAGGAGAATAACACATGCCTACCTTCGCACAGGGTTCACGGTCTAGCCTAAGCTACGTTACTGAATCCACATTCGGGGTTACCCCTTCTGGCAACTTCCAGAACATCCCATTTACTTCACACGGTCTGAACCTAACTAAAGATTTAGTTGCTGGTACAGACATTCAAGCTGACCGTATGCCTCGCCATGAACGTCACGGCAACAAACAATCTGCTGGCGACATTGTATGTGACCTTCGTAAAGGTGACTTCGACCCTTTCCTTGAGTCAGTTATGCTTAACACTTGGACAGACTCTGGCACTAACGACTACCTTACTGTAGGTACAACACCTAAGTACTTCTCCATTGAAGATTACTCTGCTGACATTGATCAGGCTCGTTTGTTTACAGGTCAAACTGTCTCCACTATGGGCATCTCTATTGCCCCTAACCAGATGGTAACTACTACCTTTGGTATGGTAGGTAAAGGCATGACCATGAGTGCCACAGAGAAGACACAGGACGCAGCAAGCACTAACTCCCCCTTCGATGCCTACTCAGGTGACCTACAGATTGGTAACAATGTAGCTGGCCTTGCATCCTCTGCTATTATTACTCAGATCGACTTTAACGTAACCAACTCCTTCGCACCTACCTTTGTTGTTGGCTCTGATGAAGCACCAGCCCTTGAGGTTGGTCGTGCAGAAATTACAGGTTCGTTCTCAGCATACTTTGAAGACGCTTCTCTGATTAACCGTTTCCTTAACGAAACAGAGTCAGCTATTCAAGTGTCGGTCAATGACCCAACTGCTGCTAATGCTTACACCTTCCTATTCCCCCGAGTTAAAATTAACTCTGCTGACGTAGGTGTAGATGGCCCAACAAGCCGTGTAATTAGCCTTGGCTTTACTTCACTCTTCGATACGACAACTGCAACTAACTTGAAGATTACTCGTACCGATACCTAATCCCTAGCTAGGGCGGGGGGCATTGGTGTCGGGTCCGATGCTCCCCTTTATTTCTACCCGACATAACCCTGACAGGAACCTGACATGGACTTGATGAACTTAAAACCTACCTCCGATACCGTAGAAGTACTCTTAGTACACCCATCTACATTGGAGTCACTCACTAACCAAGACGGTAGTGAAATGTCTATCACAGTATACGCTCCTCATACTAAGGAGTATAAGGCTGTGATGCACGAACATACAAACAAACGTATTGCAAAAGCATCAAAGAGAAAAGCTACTAACTTTTCCGCAGAGGAACTAGAGGCAGATACAATCGACCTTTTAGTTCGGACAACAGCAGCTTGGGATATTACTTACGATGGTAAGAAGCCTAAGCTAACACCGGCACTCTGCAAAGAGGTTTACACAAACTTGTTCTGGATTAAGGATCAGATAGAGGAGGCTGTTGCTGACTCTGTGGATTTTACGAAAGCCTGATCCAAGACTTGCTTGAGTTTGCGGAACATTCCTTCGCACTCAACAAGACTGATGAAAGTGGAACAAGCGAGCGTGAGCATCTGGAACAAGTAGAGAGGCAGACGGGTATTAGACCAAAGGAATTAGAGGGACCAGACTTCCCTTTTCTTTTGTCTCATATCTGGTCTGCCTTTGTTGCATGTAGCAAGGCTAGGACAGGGGGTTTTAGTGGTGCTAACCCTCTAACCTACGAGAACATCAAGTCTTGGATAGAATTAACAGGCACACCCCTAGACCCCAGAGAAGTAGAAGCCGTCAAAGAACTTGACGTAATATACATAAGGACGCAGTAATGCCAGTAGTTGACCTCAGATTCATGGTTCACAATAAGAAAGACATTGTAGATGCTACGAAGTCTCTTAAAGAGTTTAACGTAGCTAACGTCCAACGTGCTGCGAACCATGATAAAGTAGCTGCTGCTGACTTGCGTGGAATGAAGGCCACAAATCAACTTCGCAGGTTAACTAAGACTTTGCAAGCTGACTTGATGCGGTTAGAAAAAGAAGGCATCCTTACACAAGAAGAGCTTATCGCCAAGGGTCAAGAATATAACCTCATGCTTGCTCAGAGAGAGCGAGAGTTAAAGAACTTTGTAGAGACAGACAGGGTTGCTCTTGCTCAAGCAAAACGTGAACAAAAGATGGTAGACGAGTCTGTTAAAAAGACTAAGAGACTCGCTGGTGAGACAGAAAAGCTTAAGAGGCAGTATAGTAGTTCGTATGCGGCCCTACAAAAATACAAAGAAGCTGTTAAAGGCATAAACCAAGCTTGGGGTGGTGATAAAACTGCACAAGGGAGAGCAGCACTTAAAGCCCTTAGAAAAGACTATGATGATTTTACTAATGCACTTCAACGTGGCTCTATCGTAGACGCAGGAAACCAGTTTGCTCGTTACGGAGACCAAGCGTATAGGGCAACGCAGAAAACTAAGAGGTTTGCATCAGTTGGTCTGCAACAAGCAGGTTATCAGGTCAATGACTTTATCGTACAGGTTGCCTCGGGACAGAACGCCCTCGTAGCCTTCGGGCAACAGGGTTCACAGTTTGCTGGCATCTTTGGTACTGGGGGTGCTGTTGTAGGTGCTATAATCGCTGGTATAGCTGCATTAGGTAACTTAGCTTATCAGATGTATAACGCCGAGCAGTCTGTAGAGGAACTTAGTGAAGCGTTCTCTGAGCTAGGCAGTCAAGTAAGTGCTATAGAGTCTATGGGAGACCAACTCGAAAGTGTCTTAAAAGCTCCTATGAGCCTTGCACGGTATGAGCTTGCTAAACTTTTAGCAGATATGAAGAAGATAGACCTTAAAAATGTTAGGTCTGAGATTAGCAAGACCTTTGGTATGCAATATCAGACAAAATTTAACAAACTTATAGGTCAGCACGTCCCTATCGTCGGTAAGGTGGTTATACAAAAAGAAGGCATACTTGCAGACATGCAAGATGTTCTTGCTGAAATGCAAGAGGCAGACACATTAGCTCGTAAGGCAGCAGAAGGTAAGACTGTTCAGCATCGTCAACATATAGTACAGATAAAACAAGACATAGATGACCTTGCCGTTGCTTTAGGCACCCCAATAAAAAGTCAACAAGACCTTATTAAATTGGGTTATGCGCTTAACGACATTGTTGACGGTCGCAAAGGTAAGCTCCAAGACCAAGTAAGGTTGTTCCTCCAAGAGTCTGGTATCTTAGACCTTATGGTTGATCAGCAAGTAGAGTTAGCAGAAGCTCAAGAGGAGGCAGATAAAAATGCTAACAAGGCGCAAGAGGAGAAGAAGGCCTTAGCTCTACAAATGCGTAAGGCAAACATCAAGCACCTTGAGGATGAACACAGAGCTATAGAAGCTGCTAATAAAAAAGAGGTGGCTCACCTTAATAGGATATATGCTTTTAATCAAAGAATAACAGACCAGATCACTAACCTTAATAAAAAAGAACAAGATCAAATTATAGCAAAGATGAAAACAGAAGGTGATATTCAAAATGCCCGTGATCTTGAAATAAAACAAGCTCAACAGATTGCTTACAACAGAGCTATGGCAGGGCACGAAGCGTTGAAAATGTCCGCTGCTGAGTATAATACTATGCAAGCTTTGGCAGTAGAGGCT